CGTTGCGTCGCTGGGAAGAGAAATATCCAGAAGCGTTCGCAAAAGGGCCGAATGGGTATGACATCGAAAAGATTAAGGCTGCGCGCCAGCAGTTTTTGGCCAGCGGCAAGTACACGCGGCTAAACGACGGCGACACGATCAACGTCGAAGGCGTGCAGGACGTGGCATCACTCAAGGCGCGCAAGATCCATCTGGAGTGCCAGAAACTGGCCACACAAATCGAAATCCTACAGTCGAAATACGTCTCAGTCGATGAGGTGCTGGCGCAGGTCCGAGCCGTGATGTATGCAATCAAGGAGAAGATTAAGCGCATCCCGCCAGAGATGGCCTACGAGGTGAGCGGCGTGTCACCAGCGGAGGCCGAGGAGCGGCTGCTTGTCTGCATCGACAAGATCCTGCGCGAGATGGAGCACGAGGATTACAACAAAATCGAGGAGCAGCTTAAGTCCAAGAAGGTGGACGTTGAAATGATGGAAGTCGAGATCGCGCCAACCGATCCAGTAAAGCGAGGGAGACCGCGCAAAAGCTAATGGCATTCTCGATCTACCCATTGATGGCGGAGGTTTGGCGGCCAACGCCTAAGCTGCCGGTAGACGAGTGGCTGAGAACGCACGTGCGGTTCGAGCGCGGGCCGATCCTCGGGTCGTTTGACGTGCGGAACTCGCCATGGATCAAGGCGCCGCTTGAAGAGCTGCGGAACCACGAGACGAGGGAGATCATCTGCGCGTGCTCGGTGCAGAGTGCCAAGACCGCCCTGGCCGAAGGCGCCATGTTGTACCTGATCGCTGAAGAAGGCGGGGACATGTGTCTCTACCTGCAAACCGACGAGCACGCCGATGAGTTCCTAGACACCCGGTTCAAACACAGGATTCTCGACTGCAAGCCGGTCAGGGCAATGCTTAACAAGGGGGACAAGTCCATCCAAAAACGGACAGTGGCGTTCGCGCACATGACCCAGTACGTGATGGGTGCCAGCAACATCCACAATCTCCAGTCAAAAGCGGCGCGCTACGTCATCGGGGACGAAGCCGCCTACTGGACTCACGGCCACATCGACGAGTCCCGCAAGCGGACAACCTCGTTCGATGCGCGCAACAGTAAGCGGATCTACGTGAGCACGCCGATGAACAACAGCGGTGAGTTCTACGAGTCCTTTTCTGCTGGGTCATGCAGTGAGTGGCACGTCGCTTGTCCCGCTTGCGGGGAGAAGTGGCCGATGGTACTTGGTCAGCTCAAGTGGGACGGCGAAGGAGCCAAGCTGGCTGATGGCAAATACGACCTCGCGCGGATCAAGAACACGGTCAGATACGAATGCCCCTCGTGTAAAGTCCACCTCAAGGATGAACCGCAGGTGCGCAGGCAGATCGCAAACAGCGGGTTCTATCAGAATCAAAATTCAGCGCCTGACCCGCGCGTCAAGAGTTACCACTGGAACGCTTTGACCGTGCCATGGGTAGCGTGGGACACGATAGCCAGCGAGTTTCTTAAGGCCGAACACGCGCGGAAATTGGGTGATTACTCGCCATTGGCGGAGTTTGTACGCAAGCGGCTGGGTGAGTTCTGGGATATGCGCGAATTTCAGTCCGAAGAGGTTAATTTGTCGGGCGGTTTTGCGATGGAGGAGCCGTGGGACCAAGAGTTCCGCCGTTACATGACGGTGGACGTGCAGCGTGACTATTTTCGCGTCATCGTCCGGTTGTGGGCACAAAACGGCGAATCTCGACTGTTTTACGCGGGTGAGCTGCACACTTGGGCGCAATTGGCTGACTTGCAGAAGAGATTAGAGATCACCGACCGGCGCGTGTTTGTTGATTGCGGTTTCGAGCGGTACCAGGGTGAGGTCTATCGGCAATGCGCAGCCAATAATTGGATCGCGCTCAAGGGCGACAAGGCGCAGTTCTTCACGTGGACATTGCTGGACAAGCGGACAGGCCGGAGCCGGTCGGTCAAACGTCCTTATTCGCAGATCCAGCACGTCGATTCGGGCGTAGGGCTTGCACGATCCAAGGTGCGCAACGCTCGACAGGCTGACTTGTGCGACCGTATTGTCTGGAGCAGCGACTACATCAAGCTGGTGTTGCATCGTCTGCGCGCAGGCCAGGGGGCATCGTGGCAGATCGCGCACAATGCGCCGAAGTGGTACTTTAAAGAGATTCAGAACGAGGTCTTTGTCACGGAGAAGGACAAACGGACTGGCAAGAACAAGACTTTCTTTAAAAAGCTGGGCGAGAACCACTCGTTCGATGCCGAAGCCATGCAGGTTCTGGCCGCTTGCATCGAAAAGATCATCGGACAGGCCGAAATCATCACAAACGACGTGGAGGCTGTCAACGCTTGACAGACAGAGTGACTTTATGGGTGGCCCTTCAATTTTACGCTATGCGTCGCTGCAATTTTGCGAGACGCTTTATGATCAGTGTCTTTCGGCGCTGACCGAAGGCCAAGGTACCATCGTGATTAGCACATCCGGCGGCGGTGAGTCCGAAACCCGCGCATCTGGATCAGACGGCGGTATACCGGTCATGACTTTGATGCGGGCTGTGATGCGGAGGATGCACCAGCTCGACCCCGTAAAATATCCGGGCATTTCCAACCGCCTCAAACCTGACTTTTCAACCTTTCCGCTATGAGTTTTATCGAACAGACCATCAGGTTTTTCAGTCCGGCAACCGCCTTGCAACGCCAGCGCGCAAAGGCGCAGCTAGAGGCGGGCGACAAGGTGGGATATTGGCGCGTCGGGGCTCAGTCATCGACGAATCGCCGGGCGAGCGGTCAAGCGTTGGATCAGCCTGATTCCAGCCGCAACCACACCGACCGGGTGACGCTAATTAGGGAGGCTCGATGGCTGGAAGAAAACAGCAGCGTGGTCAAAAGCATTCTGCGCAAGTACCGCACCTTTTCCGTGGGCCGCTTGCAGTACGTGCCGCGCACAAGCTCCGAGGAAGCCAACAGAGCAATCACGGCTTACGTGGAAAGGTGGATGTCGAGCTGCGACCTGACCCGGCGCCACCATTTTCGCGTGCTGGCCGGGCTGGGCGTCACGTCGATGAAGCGGGACGGGGACATCGGCTACATCGTAAGCGAGGTGCCAATGACGCAGCTCGACGAGATGCTCAAGATCAGTCCGATCCGACTGCAAGCCATCGAGGCTGACCGCATCGGCTCGATTCCTAATCGCAACGGGACGGATGCGAAGCCGTTTAAGCCGCTTAAGAGAGGCGAGCAAGACTTTTCCGGCGTTGTCATCGACTCGACGGGCAGGCCGATCCGATACCGGATCTACAATCGCAGCCTGACCGGTGAGTCCATGATGCCTGCGCTTGAGGTGCCTGCGCAGGAGTTCCTGCACCTGTTCGACCCGACCCGGTTAGACTCTTATCGCGGGTTCTCGGCGTTCGACGCAGCCATCACCGACATCAAAGACCTTCAAGAGATCCTCGCGTGCGAGAAAATCTCAGTGAAGTATTTGTCCTCGATCAGCGGCGTCATCAACAACGCAGACGGCAGCGCAGATCAAGACGTTTCGCTGGACACGACGCACAGCGACTACATGTCGGATGCCGACCGGATGAAGAAGGTCGAGCCGGGCGCCATTCAGTACCTCGCAGAAGGCGAATCGTTCAACCCCGTTGATTTTAACCGCCCGTCGCCGACCTTTAACGGGTTTCTTGACACGCTTGTCCGCTCGACCGGGCTGGCCGTTGGGCTGCCTTACGGTTTCATTTATTCCTGGGCGGGACAAGGCACAGCGGTGCGGATGGAAGCGGCGCAGGCTGCTCGTGAGTTTGAAATGACCCAGCTAACACTGGAGGAGAAGCTGCTTTACCCGATCGTAATCCGCGTCATCGCTCGCGGCATCCAACTCGGTCACCTGCCAGCCGTACCAGACTTTGATGCGGGGGAGTGGCGCTTTCCGGCCAAAGTCACAGCCGACATCGGGCGCGAATCCAAGGCGCTCATCGACGAGACCATGGCTGGGATTATCAGCAAAACGCAGATCGCAGCGGATCGCGGTGAGGATCGCAACATCATCCGCAGTCTGCTCCGCGCTGAAGCCATGGAGCTTGTCGAGGACGCCAAGATGGTACAAGACGCATCTGGCGGAGTGCTGGATCTGCCGACAGCGATTTACATGCTGGAGCGGCGGGCGCCTAACGCGCCGGCTATACCGGCGCCAGCGGCTGCGTCTGCGGAGGACGTGCCAGAAGTCGAGGACGAGGCATCACCCGAGGACGAGGCCGAAGATATTGCCGAGGACGAGGCAGAGGCTGGTAGCACTGATTGACATCGGGGCGGCGTGTATGCCAGTCACCGAAGAGATTCAGACATTCGCAGCGTTTCAAGGCAAGGTTTCAGGAAACACCATCATGGGTGTTTCGCTGATCCAAGAAGGCCCGGCGCTTGGTCATGGGGTGTTCGTGGACAAGCGTTCGCTCAACAAGTTTAAGTCCTTAGCAATCGAGAAGGGCCGGGTGAAGGCAAAGCTGAATCACTTCTCGTCGGTCGAGGACACGGTTGGCTATTACGAGAACTTCCGAGTCAGCAAAGGCAAGCTTCTCGCTGACCTGACCTTGTTCGATGCGCACAGCGGAAAGGAGATGCTGCTGGAGATGATCAATGAAATCCCGTCCGCTTTTGGCGTCTCCTTGATGTTTGCAGCGGATGCGCCAGAATTGGACAAGGAAAGCGGCAACTACATGACCCGCCCACGCGGCTTATACTCGGCTGACTTTGTAGACACACCCGCAGCCAATGCTGACGGCGTGTTCTCGGCTGATCAGATTGACAGTGACGAAGATGTTATGCCAATTGACCCACCGGCGCCTGCGCCAGAACCTCAAGTTGATTTTTCCGCCATCATCGCGGAGCAGTTCGCCGCTTTCACTGCTAAGTTTGACGAAGTGGCTACGCAGTTTGCCGCCGACAACGCCAAAGTGCTCGCCGAGTGCGAACAACTCAAGGCCGATCTGAAAGCGTTGCAGTCTGGCAACAGCGACATCGAGCTACAAGCTCGCTTAGCCGCCGCCGCTCCTGCTCCTGCTGCTTTTGCCGCTCCTATTAACGAGCCAGAGGTTAAGGTACCAGCCATCTCCTACCACGAAGCCAAGAATCAAGCCATCGGAACGGCCACCGGCCTCGATCGCTTAAAAGCGGTTCGCGCGTTCACTGAAAAATTCCCAACCGAAGCGGCCTACGTTTCGGCCAACTCATAACAACTTTCTCTCAAGACCATGCCACAAGCCAATCTTCTCGATATTGCCAAACTCAACGGCTCCGACACCATTGTCGGGCTGATTGAGGAAACGCTGACCTACGCTCCCGAGGTTCAGATTATGCCAGCGCGCACCATCCGAGGTACCAGCTACAAGATCGCGTCGCGCGTCTCGTATCCGGGCGTCGGATTCCGTGCCGCTAACGAAGGATCGACCCCGAGCAAATCGGAGTTCGAGAATCAACTCATCGAGTGCTACATTCTCAGCGGTGCAGTGCAGGCCGACGTTGCGGTGGCTCGCGCTTACGAGGACGGAGAACAAGCGTGGAAAGACATCGAATCCATCGGTGTAATGCGCCAAGCGATGATTGAACTCGGCTCGCAGGTGATTTACGGAACCAGCGTTGATTCCAAGGGCTTCCCTGGCTTGCAGGCGATTCACACCGCTTTCAACTCCGGACTCGTAGTTGGTGCTGGCGGTAGCACTGCTTTGTCCTCCGTTTACGGCATCAACACCGACACCCAAGGCGTTCAGCTCGTTTTCGGTTCCGGTACTACCTTTGAACTGGGTGAGTGGCGCATCGAAAATGTGGGGACTAGCTCGGTCTATCCTGCTCACGTTGCAAACTTGACCGCTTGGGTCGGGATGCAGGTTGGCAGCAAATACAGCGTTGGCCGGTTGAGCGCCGTCGGCAGCGACTCCGGTGCCGGTGTCACCGATGCGCGTCTGGCTGAATTGCTCAGTAAATACCCGGTTGGGTACCGGCCAAACTACTGGTTGATGAACCGCCGCTCGGCGTTCCAGCTCCAGTCAAGCCGTTCCACCGCCTTCTCCGCCCTCGGCAGCAAGTCCGCCACCGGTGCCGAAGTATTCGCTCCGTTGCCACTTGAGTCCAACGGTATCCCAATCGTCATCACCGACTCGATCGGTATCGCTGAGTAATTAAGCGCATCACATCTAAAGAATTATTACAATGGCTAACGAATTTTCTCGAAACATTCAGGACGCGGACCTGACCAAGGCTCGGCTTCTGACCGCCTCTGACGGCAACGTCCAGTCTCCTGACCTCGACCTCGGCACTAACTCAAAAGGGTTTTTCCCTGAGAATGCCGAAGTAGAAGTCTTGATCCCTGCTTTGACTGCTACGCAGCTCGCATCAGCGGACACGATCACCATCCTCTTGCAGGGTGGATCAACGGCCACTCCGACGACCAGTTTGGGTCTCTCGGCGGTTCTGACCGGCACAGGCAGCGCAATCCCTCAAACATCCTTCCGATTTCGGCTGCCTTCTCCCGCTCCGCGCTACGTGAACGCCAAGTTCACCACAGCCGGCACTACGGGCGACATGAGCGCGGTAAGCGCCTCAGTCAGACTGCTGACCTAATTTTTGGTGTTGGGTGTTTTCATCGTGGGCGGCTGACAGGGTTCTATCCTTGTCAGCCGCTTTTTTGTATGACCTACGCTCAACGCATCGCCTCCGCGCATGGACGCATCCGCACCAAATTTGGAACGGATGCCAGCGGCGCGCAACTTTACGTGTGGCATAACAACGTGCAGATTCACGCCTACCAGCCGACCGGCAAGAACAGCCGGAACCTGATGGCTCAGATCATCGTCAAGGACGACACGGTGAGCGTGATTGCGACGAAAGCGCAGTTTACGACCGTGCCAAAGATCAACGACGAGATCAAGATGGGCACAGTGCTGGCCACAGCGGTCATCTACCGCATCGACAGCGCTGCGACCACGCAGATCCGCCCGTTTTACGATCTGGAGCTGATTGACCCAAACATGGAGGCGACGGCGGCATGAGTTTGATGGTGAAGTTTAACACGGCGCTGCTTGAAAGGGCAATGGCCGACTACAAGAGGATGAAGAAGAAGACCGACGCATCGGTCGTGAATAAAGCTATGCGGTTTTGGCTTCCGTTTGCATCGGAAAAGGTGAAACGTCGTTCAATAACGCCTGCAAAGGTGCGGATAGAACTGACTGGCCAAGCAAAAAAGTTTAGTCGAGCAGAAAAGAAAAAACGCCACCAGCTAACCAACACGGTAGCGGCTGAGATTATCGCGGCCCGCATTAGAAAAAAACATGGCGTCAAGTATTTTCCAAAAGCTAGTAGTGGGGCCAAATCAGCGTCTTTTGTCAGCGACTTTTACGAGACAGTCGAAAGGTTTGTAAATGCGCGTGTTCGCTCGGTGGGATTCTTGGCTGCTGGGTTCATTCCAGCCTACAAGGCGTTCAACGTGCCAAGGATCGGAATGCCTCGCAATCAGAAGCGGTTTAAGGGCCATTCAATCGGCACCAAGGCTGTCCCGGCATCAAATGGCAAAGTCCATGCGTTCGCCAGCGTGCAACGCTTAGGCGCGTACCTCATCGCACCAAAGGCATTCAGTTCATCCATTCCAGAGGTGCGTCGGCAGTTTATCAAATGGATGGCAGAGGACGTAAAAGACGTGGCTAAGAAAACAGGATTCAAGAAATGATCACCTACCCAATCTGCCCCTCCGACCGACTACAGCGGCGCCTGATTACGGTGCTCGATGACGAGCTTTTGCCGTTGTCCGCATTTACCGGCTTTACACTCTGCGACGACCGCGAAAACGATGAGGTCAAGCTACCTTTTATTGTGGTGAGGGTGACCGAATCCGACGAGATCCCGCAGGCCGGGACCGTCTGGCACTGCCGACTGAACGTAAACATGGTGGAGGATCGGCAGGAGGCGAATCTAACGCTCGGTGCGGACGCTCGACCTAGGCACGAGCTGCGGGCGGAAAACATTTCCGCGCTGCTCTTTGGCGTGTGGGACACGACCACACTGGGCCAGAAGATCAACGCAATCAGCAACGGCCAGGGCGTTTACGTGCTCAAGCAGCACAGTAACAATATGACGCCGGGGTCGAGCGAGAATGACACGCTCTCGACGGAGTACGCATTCACCATCATCTGCGCATCGACGCAGCAATGATTGACATCAACTCTTAAAATATGCCTGCTGTAGCCGCTTTGATCCAACACGGAAACATCCCATCCTCGACGCTGCTTGATGAGAGCAATGCCGTGACACCGGACATCCTCGTTCAGTCTTTGACGATCACGGCAGCGCGTGACGAGAAGGCTTATCTTAACGCTGCCGGAGCCACCTTCGGGCTTGAGTACCGCAACCCAACAATCACCTTTGCGTTCGACGGTTACCTGTCCAATAAGACTCTTGGACTGGCCAACCAGCATCCAGGGACGGAAGTGACCACTCTAGCCAACTTTGCTGCCCTCACCTACGGGTTTGACCCGAATGACGGCACCATGATCTTCATGGACCCAAACCGCTCGGAGACCAACACCGAGATGGCCAAGACTACCTTCTCAGTGAAGCAATACCCATTCGTCGTCTAATTATGGAAAGCTGGATCGCCTGCACGGACGTTGATGTTGCGTCCGCCTTCATGACCATGGGCGTTGTGATGAAGCCAGTAGTGCAGGTGCGGGCGGACAATGGAAAGGAGTACGTCACGATGTACCTTTCCACAACTTCGGTGACAATGCCGGAGATCAACGTCGGGCATCTTATGAAGGCGTTGATGTCGGGCGAGCTGCAAAAGCTCGATCCGCATCATGAATTGCTTGGCTACCTGATGGCTATCAAAAACAGACACGCGGCCAAGCGCGCGCTTGACTCAGCAGAGCGACAAGTGCTAATTACAAGAAAGGGCACCACCCGCACAGCCTATGTGCGCGAATCCATTACCAATAAGGGAATGGAAATGGCTGACCGATTCCTTGCAACTGGCCGACCATGATAGACATTCAAACCCAAGAGGACGACGGGATTTCACTAGTGAACCTGCCAAACGAGCAGGAGCAGCGCAGAACAGACGCATTCAATGCGGCCTATGAGTGGAAGGGGAAAACCTTTGAAGGCGTCTCGTGCTCGCGGAAAGACATCTGGGTTTCGATGTGCCACAAGTCCGGCTTCCCGACGCTTGACGCCTGCTTTGACGAGTTCTCGCTATTCGCGCCGCTCAGCAAGGTGCTGATTTTCGTTTGCATCACGCCAACCGCGCAACTCCGCAAGCTGCGCGCACAAGGCATCCAAGCGTTGATTGATGCGTGCGATGACTGGATCGACGCCAACATCAAGATTTCAGAAGAGCGTGACGCAATCAGCCTTGGGCTGCGCATCCTGAACGACTCAACGGCCAATCAGTCCGAGGTGGTGCAAACAGCCGGCGCCGAGGGAAAGCGTTAGCCAGTCCGGTCTTTCAAGCGCACTACGTGTCATTGGTGCGACCCGTGACCGGACTGACGGAGCAGGAGGTTTTGTGGGAGTTGCCGCTGTGTCGGGGGCTTGCCTATTTGCACATTGCGCTGGTCAAGGAAGGCATCGAAACCCAGTGGGTCGGGCACGACATGATGGAAGACGAGACCATCAAGAACGCGATGGATTACATCCAGCGGCGTAAGACGAATCGAGTTGTCAACTCATTGACATAACCAACAAGTTCATGGCAGCTACGCTAGACGCATCACTCAGGCTTGATTCCAGTCAATTTACGACCGGGCTGGACGGCGCGATGAAGAGCACGAATGCGGCGGTGTCGAAGATGTCGGCAACGTTCTCGATGCTGAAGAACATTGCTATCGGTGGCGCCATCGGGTCGGCTTTTGTTTCTGTAGCAAAAGACATCACTTCAACTTACATCGAAGCGGAAAAGCTCCAGAACGCGTTAAAGGCCACAGCAGGAAACGACTTTTTGGGAATGCAGCAATATGAGCAGCTGAAAACTCTTTCGTCTGAAATTGGTCTAAATATGGGTGTTGCGGCCAAGGCAACTCTTCAGCTCCAAGCGGCTGGCATGAGTGCAGCGAACGCATTCAAAACGATCAGAACGCTCCAAAATGCAATCGCATCTGGAGGTGGAGGCAGCGAAGAGCTGGGCCGGTTTATCTACGGCTTGCAGCAGCTTTACGCATCGCCTAAGCCGTTAGCCGAGGAACTTGGTCAGTTGAAAGAAGCTCTTCCAGTCACCGCTAAACTTCTCACTCAAGCGTTTGGATCTGCTCGCGCGGAGGACTTGCAGAAGCTGAACCTAAGCGGAAAGCAGGTGGCTGAAACATTGCTGAAAATGGCTGAGGCCATGCCTAAATTGGAACGCGGGCTAGGCGGTCAAATTGATGCTATTAAAGCAAAATTTGATACGTTAAAAGAGATGACCGGAGAGAGCAGTTCTGGATTTACAAAAATGCTTGCAGGCGGGCTGTCGGCCTCTTTAGATTATATAATCAAAAAACAAAATGAGATTAAAGCTAACGAAGAAGCGGTTTCTCTAAAGTTTTTGGGCAGTAGTGTTGCCATTGAAGAGGAAGATCAAAGAAAGCTCCTTCGCGCATTGGACCGGCAGAAAAAAGCGGAAGCAGATTCCTTGAAAGCAGCGGAAGATCGCAAGAAACTCCAAGAGAAGCTCGACCAAGGGAATAAAGAGAACGCAGAGCTAGACCGTGCGCGTTGGGCGTGGGAAGAGCAGTTCAAAAACGAGCAAGCCGCCAAAGAGAAACAAGCACAAGACGACGCCAAGAAGGCAGCCGATCAGGCCATCTCCGACGCCAAGGAGCTGCTGAGTTTGCACGAGGACACGGTGCGCAAAATCAAAAGCGTACAGGAATCGGTGTACTCGGCTCAGCAGTCCATGGCCGGATCTGATGCGGAGAAGCTGACCAATGCCAAAAAAGCACTGGAGGCAGAAGGCGATGTCTTGATGGGCGACGATCCGGGAGGGTTCGACAAGCTGACTGTCTCAGCGTTCGAGGATGCGGTCAAAAACGGACGCAACGTGACAGAAGGGCAAATCGAGCAATACAACCGCATTATCGGGCTTAAGGAAGAGATTCTTGGGCTGGAGCAAAGCATCACAGACGAAGCCGAAAGAGGGGCACTAGAGCTGCGCGACCAGAACCGCGAAGCTGTGCAACGCTCGATCGAAAAAGCGGGACGCACGCCAGCGGAGAGGAAGCAGGAGATCCGGGACAATAACGACATGCAACGCCAACGCCGCAGAGCGTTCAATGACGACGTGCGGGACGAAATGACACGGCTAAAAAAAGAGGCTGAGGAAAAGAACAAGGGCAGGAACATCCTTGACCGAGAAAGAACGGATCGCGAAGCATTCCGCGAACAAGCGAGAAAAAACATCACGCCAAAATGGGCAGACGCTCTTCCTAAAGAGGCGACACTTGTGGACATTAGAGACATTCTCAAAAACCTTGCAGCCGCTTAACCATGCCAACGCCACCAACAAACCATACGCATTGGCCGGGATCAACTGACCCAATCCTAGCAGAGAACGGACTGCGCTTGTCTGTGTCCGAAAGCGGCTGGGACACCATGACTCTGAAGTACTGGGGGCGGACCGACACGCCTGCAACGTATGCGGCTACCCACTTCGCAACCGGGATGCAGCCAGCGTTCTATCCGAACATGTACTTCAACGGCGTGAGTGTCACGCAGGAGGGATCGAACATCTACTCGTTTGACGTGCAGGCGGCGGGGCTACTCGGCGCGCAGGCGGTCAAGCGCACGGTGTCGAGCAAGATCCAGAGTTACAAAAGCGGCCTAGGCACGGTGCCGGGGACTGGAAACGAAGGCGAGATTCAGGGGCAATACATCAACCTTTCCTGCACGTTTCACCAAGTGACGGAGTTCTTTCCTAACACCGCCACAAGGCCGGAAAACGCTATCGCACTCGGGCCGCTGCCATTCCCTCCAACAAACCCGTTTACGACAGAACCGACAACGCCAGTCTACAACTACCCATTCGGCTGGATTCAGGACGGGCTAGAGATTGAGACGATCAACGGCGACGGAGTGTCGATCTACTTGGTAAAACAGAGTATGGTCTACATCTACGAATATATGCCTGGTTGATATGCTGCCAGAACTTCCAGTCATCGACCCGAAGGTCAACGGCGGACGGTCGGGCTTTTTGCTCAACCGGCTGGTCGATCGCATCAAACTCCAGCGGCTGCTCAGCTCGGAAACGGTCATCATCACCGAGACCAAGGACGGACAGATTATCGACCGCCTTGGCTCTGGCGGAGTGGCAGCTCCTTTCGCTCTAGGCTTTGCTGTGTCGCTCGATGGGACGAATGTGGTAGTCGCACCCGGCAAGTTGCTGTACCCGCTCTGGGGGGCAATTCTGGGAGACAATCCGACGCCGGGCGACTGGCAGCGAGAGGTCAATTACATCGGCGGCACCTTGACGGGCACGGTGACACAAGTCTGGCTCAGCGTGCTGTGGTCGGAGAGCGACACCACTACGACCGGACCGCTTGGCACGACCACTTACAACATCTCCGGTGCTGCGGGCGGACGTGGTGGTGGTGGTGGTGGCGGTGGTGCAAACAGCGGAGTGTGGCCGGATATTGTGGGAAGAGATGGCTCAGGCGGAGACAGCGGAGATTTCACCGGTGTTGGCGGCCAAGGAGGCATTGTGGAGGATATTCTTACAACTCCGCCAACTAGGGTGACCGGACTCGGCAACAGCTACGGCGCCAGCGGGGGTGCTGGGGGCTACGGCGGCGCAGGGGGAGAAGGGGGCAGTGTTACTTTCACACGCGCAACTAAGGGCACGGCGCAGATCCGGAAATGGTCGATTAATGGCATCTCGCTACACACGGCCAAAGGTGCATCGAGCGAGGCAGTCTCATGGATTCAACTGGCGACCATTAGCGGGACCAGCATCACGCAGCATGTTGCTGGCAGCATCTCAATCACGCCACCAGCAATCACTTTCATCATCGCCTAAATGCTGCCGGACATTCCAAACTTTAACCTCGGCGACGTTTACGTTTTGACCGGTAAAACGCTCGAAAAGATCGTGCGGCGGATCACGATGCAGACGCCAATCGAGGGCGCCAACATTCGGCTGGAGGAGACGAATGCGGGCATTCTGCTACACGCTGACCAGCAGGTGGAGGTGGCGCCAACGGTCGCCATCAATCATGACTTCAAGGCGTCACTACCGGCCACCAACTCTCTCGATATTACGGTGGGTCGGGTCATCGGCACCACATGGGGAACGCCAACCATGAGCAACCCTTTACCGACTGACTGGCTAGCGGAACAGTTTACTGTCGGGCCTTCTACGCTGGCTGTGGCAGACGGTCAAAGCGTGTGGTTGCGCATCCAGCTTTCACAGACCGACGCAAATATGAGCGGCGCGCTTTCGGCTATAGGCGCGGCAAATTTGTCGGTCACGACCGGCGGCGGCGGTGCGGGTGGTGACGGTGGTGGCGGCGGGGCCGGTGGAGATGGCACGGTCGGATCTACTGGCGCAACCGGTGAGGCCGCATCAGGACAAACTGCTGGCAGTCCCGGCTACTACACGCCTGGAGGAGTTAATTCGACATCAAACTCCGAATCAGGAACGCCAGCAGAAGGTGGAGATGGAGGCAACGGAGCAGCAGGCGGAAACGGACAGGCAAAATCGTTTACCCACTACACGAATCTTTCAATGGTGTTTAGGCGCTGGCAAATCACTTCTGCCAGTCTTGAGGTTCACACAACTAAACCGACTGCATCGCCAGCCACCAACATTTACGTTCGCATTGCATCACAAACGAACGGCGTGGTCACTCAATATCATGCTGGCTCGTATCACGTAACGCTGCCAGCAGCTACCTTTATCAGCTCCTTTGTTCCCTGATTTTCCCAACTTCTTTGGCAATCTGCATTATTTCCTCAAGGGGAAAACGCTGGCCATGTTCCGCAAAGCCATCTACGAACAGATGCCGATTGCTGGCAACGGAATTACGCTGCAAGAGACCGAGGACGGAATCATCGTCTCAAGCAAGCAGGGCAGAGCGACGGCCACATCCAGCGTTATCGACTTCACCGGCGTTCTGTCCGGCGAGAACGTCATCATCCTGGGCGGCAAAGTGCTGGGCGTTTCGTGGAGTACCTACGATGTGAACAACCCAAGCAGCGGTGGCTGGACTGAATCGGTGGCGACTGTAGCAGGCGCAACTTTAGCGGTGGCTACTGGGTTCTCTGTTTGGCTTCAGATCGGATTTACGCCATCAACAGGCCAAGTAGTCGGTGCTCTCTCGACTGCGGATCAAGAGA